TAAATTTTTCTACCTCTAAACGTTTCTTAGCATGTAACTCTTCACGTGTAGCGGTTTGCAAGTCTCCTCTGACTTGTTTCAATTCTTGTTCCATCGCTTGCATTTGTTGCTGCATTTGTTTCATTTGACCAGAACGTTCTAATACACCTTCTACATCTACTAATTCTGATTTCTTTAGTACTTCTACTTGGTCTATTAGTCCTGCCTGATACATTTCTTGATAAGTTGCTAACAATGCCATTCTATTTGTAGGTAATGTAGATCCAGATACAACTCTAATATCGTAATTACCAACACCTAAATCATGCCATTTGTTTACTTCGCCATTATCCATTTCTTTATAAAAATTAAATCTTTCTTCCTTTTCGGTGCCATTAGGCTGTACTAAACGTATAACCTTTTCTTCTGTATATAATTGTTGCATTAAAGGTATTGCAACCTTTGCAACTTGATTTAAAAAGTTTTCCATATCATCTCTTCTAGATTTAATACGTCTTTGTCCAAATTCGTCTACTACAAGAGTTCCTCTATAAGTAGATGGAGCGTTAGCAGAACTACCTTGCATAAGTTCAAAAATACCAAATCCGTACTCTAGGTCGTATTTAGCGTCTGCTTCATTTTTATATAATTCGTTGGGAAGAGGCACTGGCCCTGCTACAATAGGTGCACCTAGCTCTGCGTCAAACTCAATTACGCTCGTTCCTGCTCTTCCCCATTCTTCCTCTATCATTCTAATATCAGCTGAACCTCTTGGTATTAAAAGCTTAACATTAGTACTAGTAGATGCGTGTGCTATGATTAAAGACCTTATTTTGTTAATATACTCTTGTAAAGGTCTAAACAATCTTACATCTGACTCAGGAAAGGGATTTCTGTGATGAATATTCATTAATGGTACAATAGGATATTCATCTGTAGGTAAGACTCTTTGATATAGCAAATTGTCTCCTACACTAACTGTTAAAGCAACACAGCATTTTTCAATTTCATTTGCTGTAATCTTACCCATCATTACAAGTTCCGATACCGTAGTAGGTACTAAAGTAGTAGTACTTCCTGGTATACCATCTTCATCTTCCATTCCAGGAACTTTTACTGGGTCAGCAGGTATAATATTACCTTGTTCATCTATTTCAGGCTCTGGAAGTTCAAAATGGAACATTGCTCCATACGCTTCTATTGTCCGAAACATCTCTTCTACTAACTCAGGGTCAGATACAATTACTTCTTCTCCAGTAATTTTTCTAACAACAACATAGTATTTATCTCCATATCTCTCATATTCTTCAGCTGTCATCAAAAATTCTTCATTATTGAAAGGTTCAAAGACATTCCAATAACTATGAAGCTCTTTTGTGTATCTTTCTATAAACTTACGTTTTGTATGATATCTATTGTCATCATCTCCTTTAAAGATTTGACCTTCTGTAGCGGCTAAATCAGTAGTAGGATAGTCTTCATTGTCAGCTTGATGTGAAGATGCGTCTTCTATAATATCCATAAAATCAGGATATAGTTGCATTGCTTGTTCATCTGTTAAATGTTTTGCTACCATAATATGTGCAGCATCTCTAGCATAGATGTCTTTTGCGTTAGGGTCTATATAAACATCTAAAGGATTTATAGATTTAATAAAAACCTCTCCTTTACCCATATCCGCTTGAGGATCTTGGTATACATTAAACACACCCATACCTCCAACATAGTAATCATCTATAACTCTCTTTAATTCTTCATTCCCGATAGAGGTTTCCCATATCCAAGCAAATAAATCTGAAAACACTTTTGCTGTATCTCTGTCGGAATCTTCCCTTGCAGTGCTACGAAATTGAGGTGAATTGTATGTTAGCAAAGATTTTGCTGTTTCAACGATAGGATGTATACGATTTACTACAATAGGAGCTTGTCCACGAGATTCTAAAACGTCTTTTTCTTCATTTGACCATTGTGCTCCTGCACGGAACTCAACCGCTTCTTGATATTTTACTGCCCAAAGCTCACGGGATGATGAATATTCTCTGAGTAATTCTTGAGATAGGTCTACATCTTCATTAGTAGAACCATCATTAGCTTTTATACTTCCAGGTATATAGCCAAATATATTAACTAGATCGTTATAATTTTGGCTTCTTGACTTTGCTTTTTTCTTGCTTTTTGGCATTGACCTCTATGTACCCTTCTGGTATTTTTGTATTTAGCACGTCAGATAACTCCCTCTTAAATGTCTTAAAGGGCATCATATATTTAACTAAATCTATTTGCATACAATTACTCCCCTGAAATTAAGCGATTTTTCGCATAACTGTCAAGTCTTTTTTACGCTATTTTCCAGTTTTTTGGCTGATAGTCGTAATATTCGTCATAATCTAACTCCATATCAGCTCCTTCATGCGTTGGTTTATAGCAATTTTTATTAGCATAAAAGAATCCATCGAGTAAATCATCGTGTTTACCACGTGGATACAATAACAATTCGTCTAGCAATGCTTGTTGATTTTTCTGTATAAATACATTTCCTTGAGCAAATAAGGGCTGTAAGCTTTCTAACCTATAGGACTTGGAGGTTCTTGGATTTTCTTTAATTTCCAGGCCAGGAATAAACAACCCCTCATCTGCTGCCTTCTCTTTAAGATATTGTCTTAACATTTCCTGATATCCAACAGATTCTACTCTCGTCTTAGCACTTTGATATATCTTAAAGTTTCTAATAATAGAATCTGCTAGATCTAAAGGAGTTGCTCTCTTCCTATAATAAGGCAAAACAAATCTATTACCATCATAATCAACTGCTATATTAAATATTACACTAAAGTCAGCTCCTCTTTTTGTACTGGATGCAGGGTCGATGCCTGTAAAGATGTTTACAGGTCTAATCTCATTTATTTCCTCCCCATTGACGGTCGTCAATATGAGATTCGACAACCCTTGTTCATCCGTTTCCGTGTATCCTTCATAATAATTAATATGTTCAGCTCTAAATAAATTTTCTTCATCACCTGTAATTTGACATAAATACTCTCTGTAGAATACAGATACACGGTTAATACTTTCTAATTCTTCTTTTTTCTGTATAAGTTTATCTGCTGGCCACACTGCGTCCCATAAACCCTTACCATTTTCTAAGTCTGGAGCAAAATGCATATTAACCCAACCCTTCATATCTTTCAATGTTTCAACGAGACAACGTTCATGCTGGGGAGTACCAATAACACATACTCTACCCCTAATAGGATCTAACGAAGGAACACCAGATTGGAGCAACCAACGAAGATTTGTCTCCATAGCCTCTGCTGTCTTGGTATTGTTTTCATCTTCGGGGTCGTCTAGGATTAATAAAGTAGGACGTTGGTTTCCATGCTTAATACCACGTATCTGCTGACCAGTACCTTTACATATAATAACACTACCATCTTTGAGTTCTATCTCAGCGTTTGACCATTTACGTGCATTATGTTGCCCCCAATACCCAAAAAAATGCCTAAACTCTTGAGAATAATCTAAAACATCTTTAATTGTTCCTAATAGCTTGGTAGCGTGTCCCTGTGTTCTAGACACTAATACAATAACTTTAGGGCCCTTATCAAACATAAGATGAAATAATGGATATACCCCTGCCACAATACTAGATTTAGCATGGCCTCTTGGAGCAATAATATTAATTTGTTTTTCATCTTTATGTAGTTCTTCGGTAATGTCATAATGAAACCTTGGAGATTCACTACTAAACATGTTGGGCATAACCATACGCCCAAATAACAACATATCCTGCTGCATTTCTAGTAATAATTTCTGTTTATCCACTTATTTTTATTGGTTCTACAATAATATTCATGTCTCTAGCTACTTCAAACATTGTTGTCATAAACAACACTAGATCGTCATCATTCTTCGTTCTGATCTTTACGTACTTCGTCAACTTCGCTGACTTTAGTAGCTTTGAGCTTTTTTCTTTGCTCTTCATAGTTTGCCTCAATTTGATGTGTCATATCAACCTCCAAAGACTCTGTCACCTGTTTTGTTTTAGGTGCCATATCTAAAAATATAGATAATTCTTTTGCAGCACGTATCATATCTGCACTGCTTTCTTTAACCATTGCTACTTCTATAGCATTTTTCATGGTATCTAATACAAAACCTTCATCAATACCCTTTTCTGTAAGTATTTCTTTTAATTTTTCTTCTATCATCTTTTTTGCCTCTTTGCTTTTTAATAATTTTTTTATAGCTATAACGGGGTTTTTTTGGTCTGGCCTATATATTCGCCCCAATTTGTCTAGATCTGGCTTTAAACCAGCCATTTTGTACGTTAAATAGGCATCTACTGCTAATTTAGCCCTACCTGTTTTAGCTTCAATCTCACTATATGGCTTTGTAGATACCCTAGAAAAGTTATTTGATGCATAATGTGGCTCAAACTCTAACTTCCTGTGTTTGCCCAGCCACTGACGACCGAATGGATAGACCATTTCAGTATTAGTAGCATAGTTATTCCTAGCAATACACTTAGAAACATAATTATCATCGCTAATACCGTACTCCCCAGGATTACATTCTTGCCAGTATTTATAAAGTATTCCAAGTTCATCTGCTTCGATGTCCGTATATACTTCAAAATTAGTGGGTTCATAGTTATTTATCTTCAGCTTCTTTAATATCTTTATCATCTTTTTCTGGTTCTTTATAATTTTCTTCCAAATATTTTACGAAAGCGTCTTTGTCCCCTTTCATCTTCATATATTCGTCTAGGGCCCTATCGCCGTTGAAAACGTGATGCTTCAACTGTTCTAATTGTACTGCAATAGCTGCCATAGTACTGATCAATTCTTTTGCTGTCGGTTTTTTCTTTTTATTTATAGCCATTAACGTTAATCCTTTACGTAATTAATTATCTTAAATAATTAATGTATTATACTAACGTTACTATTAACGTTAATACCA